CAGCAATGAAGAAGGGCCTTATAAAGATATCCCCGGAGTGCACCAATTGGATAAAGGAAGTGCAAGGCTATGTTTGGGATGATACTGCTGCCGAAGACAAGCCTGTAAAAATAGATGATCATGCCATGGATGATACAAGGTATTTCGTAAAAACCATGAAGATAGCAACACCGAGACAACCGTATATATCAATCATGTAAAGGAGGTGCGCATTTTGTATACATATCAGGATTTGATAGCTATACCCGAAGATGATGCCAAGCGCAGGATGGACTTTGTGAAGTCTGTAATTAGTCAGCATAAGACAACTGAGGCTTATAAGATGGCGGTTATGGGCTGCGAGTATAATGCCAAGCGTAACACCGGGATAATGAATTACCAAAAGACACTGAGGCGGCTGGATGGCAGAGAGGTGCCGGACAGATGGTCACCGAACCACAAGACCACAAGGAACTTCTTTGCATACTTTACTACCCAGCAGAATCAATATCTGCTAGGGAATGGTGTTACATGGAACGAGGGCAAGACCGCAGAAGTGCTTGGCGATGATTTCGACACCCAGCTTCAAAGGGCGGGCAAGATGGCGCTGGTGCAGGGTGAGTCATTTGGATTTTTTAATTTGGATCACCTTGAGGTTTTTGGGCTGACAGAGTTTGCACCGCTTTACGATGAAGAGAACGGGGCACTGAGAGCCGGGGTGAGATTCTGGCAGGTGGATGCACAGAAACCGCTCAGAGCTACTTTCTATGAAGAGGACGGATATACCAACTATATTTGGGATGAAAGACCCGAAGAGGCCAAGGGTGAAGATAATGGCAGGATACTAACTGAGAAAACCGCCTATATCTTAAAGGTCAGGACAAGCGAGGCTGATGGGGACGAGATATATGATGGAGAGAATTATCCTGCGTTTCCAATAGTTCCACTGTGGGCAAATGAAGAAAAGCAAAGTGAGCTTGTAGGAATACAGGAGCAGATTGATGCTTACGACCTTATCAAGAACGGATTTCTGAACGACCTCGACACTGCTCAGATATATTGGATTCTAAAAGGTGCCGGAGGAATGGATGACACCGACCTTGTGAAGTTCCTCGACAGAATACACACTACAAAGATGGCATCCCTTGATGATGATCAGAGCGCAGAACCTGTCACAGTTCAGATACCTTACGATGCAAGAGAAAAGCTATTGGAGAGGCTTGAAAGGGATCTCTATAAGGATTACATGGCGCTCAATGTGGACGAGATTAAGGGCGGTGCTGTTACTGCAACACAGATTGAGGCGGCATACGAACCACTGAACTCTAAAGCTGATATGTATGAGTACCAGGTAATCAAGTTTATCAAAGGAATTTTAGAGGTTGCCGGGATAGAGGATGACCCGTCCTTTACAAGGTCAAGGCTTGTAAATGTAAATGAGAGCATCAGCTCCGTACTGCAGGCAGGTGAGTACCTTGATGAGCAGTATATGACAGAGAAAATCCTCAACATCTTAGGTGATGGCGATAAGGCCGAGGAAATACTCGGAAAGATGGAGTCGGATGAGCTTGAGCGCGGAGGGGTAACTGTAAATGAAACCGAAGAAGGACAAGGGGCAGCAGGAAACCGAGAGGATACTCAGTGATGTTGAAAAAAGAATAAATAAGGAGTATAAGCAAGCCACCAAGGAGATAGAGGAAAAGCTGAACGACTACCTGCGCAGGTTCGAATTAAAAGACAAGAAGTGGCAGGAGTGGGTCGAAGATGGCACAAAAACCGAGGTTGAGTATAAACAGTGGCGCTTGGGGCAGATGGCAGTAGGCAAAAGGTGGTCAGACTTAAAGGAAGAGCTTGCACATGACCTTGTAGAAGTGAATAACAGCGCAAAAGAAAAGATCATGAGCGTATGTCCTGAGGTTTATGCTGATAATTTTAATTTTGAAACGTACCAAGTAGAGAAAGATGCCCGGATTGACACAGGATTTACTAAGTATTCCAAGGAATCGGTGGAGAAGCTGATGAAAGAAGACCCTGAGGTACTTCCTCCACCGGGCAAAAAGGTGTCAAAGGACATTGCAGAGGGTAAGGCTGTGCGCTGGAACAGACAAAAGCTCCAATCTGTAATGACGCAGGGGATATTACAAGGTGAATCCATCCCTCATCTAGCAACAAGACTTTCCAAGGCAGTCGGGGACAGTGACCGAAAGGCCGCAATCCGTAACGCAAGGACCATGGCAACAAGGGCACAGAACGCAGGAAGGGTTGATGCGCACAAAAGAGCCGAGGATATGGGTGTGGAGCTTGTAAACATGTGGCTTGCTACTTTTGACAACAGGACAAGAACCTCCCACAGAGAACTTGACCATAAAACCGCTCCTGTTGGTGAGGATTTTGAGAATGGGCTTGAATATCCGGGTGATCCTAAAGGTGACCCCGAGGAAATATACAACTGCAGGTGTTCTATTCGTGGTGTTGTAAAAGGGTTAGAGCGAAAGGCTTATAAATACCGGGATGAATCTGTTGTGGGGATGTCTTATGAGGAGTGGTTAGAGGCAAAGCCTGAGCCGAGAGAGATAGAGCACCAAGAGAATGTTGGTGAGGCTATGCGTCAAAAGCACATCAGAGAGTACAGGAAAAAGTAGTTAGATTGCGAGGTATCACAGAAATGAAATAATATCCTTGAACGAATTGTTCAAAAAATAGGAGCGGAAGGAGGTGATAATAAAATGGATAGCAGAGTACATATTGATGACCATTCAAGCGAGTATATGAGCAAAGTTATGAAGGACTTATCGACAGCACTTGAGGCGATAGGTATTCATATTGAAGGCGAAGCGAAGGAGGAGCTGGAAAATACTCCTCGAAGAATTGACACGGGTAATTTGAGGAATAGTATTTCGCATGAGGTTATTGATAGTGAGAAGGTGGTGTGTGTGGGCACTAACGTCGATTATGCTATCTATGTTTAGGTGCATGAAGGGACAGTAAACATGGCTCCTAACCGATTCCTCAAAAATGCAGTTGAACGTAACCAGGATCAGATAAAAACATACATTGAAGATGCACTGAGCTAACCGCTAAATCATGTGGTTAGCTCTTGTTTTTTCCAATATCTATTGTTATTATAGAAGTAGGAAATCGTCTCATTCGGTTTCCCCCTCATAAGAAAGACAAGTAAATAATTCCATGGACAGAGGCCAGCTACCTTGGTGATGCCGAATCATTACCTTACATGATTTTAAACTCTATTCGGAGAGTGTTCTTCGAATGGAGTTTTTTTATTTGCTTGTCAGAAAAGAATTACCGCATGGATTCTAACACAAGATAGCTCAAGTGGTTACAGCATGCGGAGTTGACAGCGTCCTAATCGCTGGTGGCGGTGCTTACCTAGAAGTATCGCCACATACAAGGTTATTAGTGGGGATGACCCACATAACATATATCCCAATCCGAAGGACAGGAAAGGGAGAAACACTATGAATCACAAAGGAACGTGAACGAAGGAAAGGAATAGTGGAGTTATGAGTATGACACGTAAAGCACTAGCAGCTATGGGTATCGAAGAAGCCAAGATTGACCAGATTATGGAAATGCACACCGAAGTAGCAGACAGGATTAATGCCGAACTGGACACTGCAAAGGCAGAGATTAAGAAGTATAAGGCTGATTCAGATAAGCTTGCGGCAGCAGAGAAGGAACTTTCAGAGCTGAAAGAAAAAGCAGGACAGCCGGATGCCTACAAGGAGAAATATGACAAGCTCAAGAAAGAGTTTGACACCTATAAGGGCGAGGTAACTGCAAAGGAAACCAAAGAGGCAAAGACAAAGGCTTACAGAGACCTGTTAAAGGAGATTGGTGTATCAGAAAAGAGGCTTGATGCAGTGCTGCGGATTGCTGACCTTGATTCGTTTGAATTGGAGGACGGCAAGATAAAAGACGTGGATGAACTCAAGACAAAAGCAAAAGAGGAGTGGTCTGATTACATCGTAAGCGAAAGCACAAAAGGTGCAAAGACCGTAACACCGCCGAAGAACACAGGCGGTACTACTTTAACAAAGCAGCAGATCATGGACATGAAGGACCCGGTGGCAAGACAAAAAGCCATAGCTGAGAATCCTGAGATGTTCGGAATCTAGGAAGGAGATAACCATGGGAGCAGAAACAAATCTGATCAAAGCAGCGCAGATGAAGAAAGTAAGAGAGGTTGATTTTGTACAGCAGTTTACACATCAGAGCCTTAATAAGCTTCTTGAGGTTCTTGGTGTAACAAGGAAAATCCCCATGATGGAAGGTACAACAATGTACTACTACAACATCACCGGGACACCTCACACGGGCATAGTTGAGGAGGGCGACATCATCCCTCTGTCAAAGTACGAAGTTGAAAAAGTACCTGTAGGCGAGATCACTCTAAAAAAGTGGAGAAAGGCAGTATCAGCCGAGGCTATCAAGAAGTCAGGCTATGAGGCAGCAGTTGTCGAGACTGATGCCAAGCTCCTTAAGGATGTGCAGGCCGGAGTAAGGACCGACTTTTTCTCACTGATCAATGGAACCATTACAGGTTCAACAGCTGTTACTGGCACAGGCTTGCAGGCAGCTCTTGCAGCAGCATGGGGCCAGCTTCAGGTTAAGTTTGAGGATGACACCGCAGAGGCAGTTTACTTTGTAAATCCTCTTGATATCGCTGACTACCTTGCAAACGCAAACATTACTCTTCAGACTGCCTTTGGCATGAACTACATTGAGGACTTCCTTGGCCTTGGCACAGTAATCACAAGCTCAAGGATCACACAGGGAACATTCCTTGCAACAGCAAAGCAGAACATCATTCTTTACTACCTCACAATGAATGGTGATATAGCAAACGCATTCCAGCTTACAGCAGATGAGCTTGGACTTATCGGTATCAAGTCCGGTTATCAGAACGAGGAAAGGGCACAGATCGAGTCACTTGTAATGAGCGGCATTCAGCTCTTTGTAGAGTATGCTGCTGGTGTTATCAAGGGCGAGATTGACGATTCTTTTTAACTGATCTCACTGTAGCGCCCGATGATGCAGCAGATTACTTTGGAAGTGGCAAGGGTGCGTCTGACATCCAGAGTGATATTGCCATCAACGACAGTGAGATTACTGGCGAATTAAAGTTTATTGAGAATGGTCTTTCACCAGCAGGCCCTCTTGCAGGAGATGGATATTTCCTTGGACTTAAATTTAGCAACTTTGCAAGCGGCCTGACCTATGAGAATGTCAAGGTTGGACTTGTGCCCAGCTCAACAGGCATGGCACCTGTAACACTTGATCCTGACAAGAACTGTGTATTTAAGATCACAGATCCTGCAAGTCAGAAGGTTAAGGTTGTACAGAGTGACAGTGCAGGCCATAAGAATGTACAGCTGTTTGGCCTTTCAGGTCTTGAGCTTGAAGATCCTGCAGGAGCATAAAGCATGAAATACAGAGTATTAAAGTATTTTACAGATTTACAGGATAACAGACATGCCTATCACGTGGGTGAAACATTCCCACGTGAAGGGCTGGAAGTAAGTCCCGAGAGGCTTATAGAGCTTTCAAGTGATAAGAACAAGAGAGGCATTCCTCTTATTGAGCTGGTGGACTTTACTCCCGAGGAACCGCTGCCATTTACAGAACCCGAAGAGGACCCTGTGAAGGAAGAGGTAAAGCCCAAAAAGAGGACTTCCAGAAAGAAAGGATAAAAAGATGCTGACCGAACTGTGCGACTTTCTGAAAAATTGGTTTGTGGTTGAACTGTGCGAAGGCGATTTTGTAATTGCCGATGGCTCAATTACTTATGCTGACGGAAAGGAACTCCCACTGCAGGACGGTCAGTATTTTTATATATCCGGGGCAATATTTAATCATGGTGTCTATCAGTACGGAGCCGAGGAAACGCCCCTTAAAGACGAGGAGTTTAATGGCACTGTACGAACCATGGCAATACCTCCCGAGCTGATAAAGCTGGCAGAGGACATTGAAGCATGGAGGGCCAAGAATGAGAGCCTTGATAGTGCCATGATGAGTCCTTTTAATTCAGAATCATTTGGAGGTTACTCTTATAGCAAGTCAGGTGGTAACACAGCCAATACTGCAAATGGTGGAAGCTGGCAGAGTGTATTTGGTAACAGGTTAGCAAGGTATAGAAAGGTTTGATATGTCACTGTTAAGCGAGGCAATGGAAAACTGCATCATGATGGATAAAACCACAAAGTCAGATGGCAGGAGTGGTTTTATAACAACCTGGGTTGACGGAGCGGAGTTTGATGCAGCATGTGTGTTTGATTCATCCATGCAGGCAAGGGCGGCAGAGGCAGCAGGGGTTAAGGCTCTGTATACCATCACAACCGCCAAGAATGTCAATCTTCAGTATCACGATGTATTCCGGAGGTTGTCGGACGGAAAGATATTCCGTGTCACATCAGATGGTGATGACAAAAAGACTCCTGCAAGCGCCACGCTTAATATGAGACAGGTAACAGCAGAGGAGTTTGTTCCAGCGGAGTATAACAATGGATAAATGGCAGGCACAACACGAATTTTGGAACTCATTTGGAGTCCCGGCATACGAGGAACACAGTGTCCCGGATAAAGCCCCATTCCCAAGGATCACATACGAAGCTGCGATGAGTACCTTTGAGAATCTTGTTGCTATAACCGCATCGATATGGACACGCTCAACTTCATGGGAGACAGCAGATACTTTGTCAAATACCATTGAGAGACGCATAAAGGAAATGGGATGTCCTGAGATAGATGGCGGAAGATACCGGGTGTTTATAGGTCAGACCACATTTGCACAAAAAATGGATGATCCGAATGATGACCAGATAAAGCGAATAGTTTTAAATGTTACGTTTGAATACATGACTAAGTAAAGGAGAAAAGATCATGGGAAGATTTACAGTAATCGCTAATGATGCCTTTGATGCATTACAGGTTGATGCTGGTGTTATTCTCACCACTTACGATGTAACAAACCCTTATAGGGTGCCGACAAGTGATGAGATCCTTGCAACAACCACAGGTGGTGTGAATCCCACCTGCACACCTACATACTCAGACTATGGCGAGGATGTTGATAATGTGCCCAACAACATGATGGAGTTCAAGCATCTTGATGGCTGGGAAGCAGCAATGGCATTTTCATCAATTAAATTTAATGCCGCAAATACTAAGTGGGCACTTGGTGCTGCAGAGACACAGCTTCTTGCAAACGGGATCACAAAGGTTACACCAAGAAGAGACGTAAAGCAGACCGACTTTAATGACCTGTGGTGGGTTGGTGATAAGGCCAATGGTGGAGCGTATGCAATCAAGCTTCTTAATGCTCTTTCAACAGGCGGTCTTAATATCCAGAGTACCAAGAACGGCAAGGGCACAAATTCCATCACAGTAACAGGCCATGTATCCATCAATCACCAGGATGTAATGCCCATGGAGATTTATGATATTCCGCCAAGTGAGGCAACATATTACACTGTGACATTTGATTCTGATGGTGGTTCTGAAGTTGCTTCTCAGAGCGTACTTAGTGGAACAACCGCAACAGAGCCTGTTGATCCTACAAAGACAGATTATGTGTTTGATGGATGGTACAGCGATTCAGAGCTTACAACTGAGTATGATTTCAGCACACCTGTTACATCAGACATAATTCTCTATGCTAAGTGGACAGCAGAAGAGCCTTGATAAGAGAAAAGGAGATCGTGAATGAGTGAATTAAAGACGCTTGCAAACTGCAAGCCCTCAGAGTTTCTGAGGCAGACAAACCGAATCAAGAAATCGGTTGAGAGATGGCTGACAGATACAGACATCATGAACATTAGAAAAAGACTTCCAGCACTTGAAGCAGTACCCATAGAGGCATCTGTGGAGGAAAGAGCGGAAATTGTCGGAAGAAACAAAAAGGCGAAAGAGGAACAGGCCAAGAGAAATGTATCAGCAATGCTTGATGCGATATTGGAAGAACACCCGGATGAAACCCTTGAGGTTTTGGCTCTTTGCTGTTTTGTAGAGCCGGAGAATGTAGATGATCATCCAATGTCAGCTTACCTCGATGCATTTAATTCACTTATAAATGACAAAGCAGTGATCGGTTTTTTTACCTCATTAGTGTCATTGGTTCAGACAAATACTTTGTCTGCATCGAAAGCGTAAATCTTGAACTGTTAGAAATCTTTGGGCGTGAATATGTGATTGAGCATTGCATATCCACGCTCAAACTAAATAACGAGAAGTTATCATGGCAGATTTATGTAACCGATGCGCTAATGGCGATTGCTGAGAATACCACACATTTAGTTGGTAATGAGGGAGTGGTTGATTATGGACGTACTCTTAACACAAGATGGTATGACCTGATCAATTCTCCAAAAGAAAAAGAACCCGAAGATAACAGACCGAGTGAAGAGATTGCTGCGGATATCTGGGAAAGAATAAGAGGTCACTAAGATGGCATTTGGTCTTATGGATGTGTTTGTCAAAATTGGAGCAGATACATCAGATCTTGAAGATGGTGTAAGTAAATCAAAAGGACTTATCAGTGGATTTGGGGACGCAGTTTCCGGAGGCATGAAGGTCCTTGGTGGGGCAGTAACTGCCTTAGGCGCTGCTGTGGGCGGAGTGTCAACTGCTCTTGTTGGTAGTGCTGGAGATGTGGCAAGTTATGGTGATAACATCGATAAAATGTCGCAGAAGATGGGTATTTCCGCAGAGGCTTACCAGGAGTGGGATGCTATTATGCAGCATTCCGGCACAAGCATTGAAGCCTTAAAACCATCAATGAAGACACTTGCAAGTGCAGCAGAAAAAAACAGTGAAGCTTTCCAGCAGTTGGGAATATCAGAGCAAGAAGTTGCTAGTTTAAGCCAGGAAGACCTTTTTTCAAAGGTTATTTCGGGCTTACAAGGCATGGAAGAAGGAACCGAAAGAACTTATCTTACCAGCCAACTTTTAGGAAGAGGAGCTACAGAACTTGGAGCGCTTCTTAATACATCAGCAGAAGATACCGAGGCCATGAGACAGAGAGTTCATGAGCTTGGCGGAGTTATGTCTGATGAGGCGGTCAAAGCGGCAGCGGCTTATCAGGATCAGTTGCAGGATATGCAGACATCCTTTGATAGTCTAAAAAGAAATCTTGTGAGTGAATTTTTGCCAGCTATTACAGGTGTTATGGGTGGGCTCACAGATTTGTTCTCAGGAGATTTTGATAGTGGGCTGGAGCAGGTATCGAGCGGAATAGAAACACTTGTTAATAATATCGCCTCTGCAGCTCCTAAAGCATTAGAAGGTGGAGCGCAGATTATAAATGCATTGGGGACTGCTATTATTCAGAATGTTCCCCAAATACTCCCTGCAGTAACTGATGTTGTTTTAAAAATCGCTGAAATGATTGTTGAGGGAGCGCCATTACTCATAGAAACAGGTGTTGAGATAGTGCAGACGTTGGTGGAAGGGCTGTCTGAGGCAGTTCCTACTTTGGCACAGGGAGCTACTGAAATAATCACAACTTTGGCAAAAGGTATTGGAGAAACAGTACCTGAGTTGTTGCCAACTGTGGTTGAGATGATTGCTCAGATAGCACAAACTTTGGTGGAGAATGCACCTCAGATGCTTGATGCAGGAATCCAACTGTTACAAGGGTTGGTTGATGGCATTATAGAATCAATACCTGTGCTCATCGAGGCAATCCCAACATTAATAAATTCATTAGTGAATGCACTTACTGAGGCAATCCCGGTTTTTATCGAAGGAGCAATTAAGTTCATACAGGGAATAGTAACAGCACTTCCAACAATAATACAATCTTTAATAACGGCACTGCCCACAGTAATAGATGCTTTGGTTAATGGATTGATGAGTTCATTGCCTGTGATGATCCAGGGAAGTATCCAACTTGTATTGGGATTAGTGAAAGCCATGCCGCAAATCATCAAAGCCTTAGTGGCAGCAATCCCCACAATAATACAGACAATCACAGATGCGCTGATCAATAACCTCCCGTTAATAATACAAGGATTGATTGATTTGACCGCTCAGATTGTTGTTGCTCTGCCTGAGATTATCATGGCAATCATACGTGTTATTCCTACACTTATTGCATCGATAGTTCAGGCCATACTTGCATCAGCTCCTTTAATCTTTAATGCGGTTGTACAAATATTGGCAACAGTAGGAACTACACTCATTCAAAAAGGAGCAGAGTTTGTAAATAATGTTGGACAGACAATGTCGGATATTCTGAACAAAGTAGTTGAGTGGCTATCTCAGCTACCGGAAAAGATGGCTTATTGGGCAGGGTATTCCATAATGTCTTTCATGTTGTTCATAGCTGAATTACCGGGAAAGGTAAAGACAGAGTTTGATAATACCGTGCATCGACTTGAGGAGTTTGCTAGAAACTTCTGGGAGAAGGCAAAAGAAACAGGTCGTGAGTTCGTCAATAAAATAATGGAAAACATCAAAGAATTGCCGGGCAAAATAAAAGAGATTGGCGAGAATATGCTTGAAGCCATAAAGGATTTGCCCGAGAATTTCAAGTCAGTTGGTTCAGACATTGTTAATGGATTGATGGATGGTATAAAAGAGAAGTGGGAAGGATTAAAAGAGTGGTTCCTTGGATTAGTCGGTGGATTGCTTAGTGGGGCAAAAGCTAAGCTTGACGAACATTCACCTTCCAAGAAATTTAAGCAGGTAGGTGAGTTTATTGATGAAGGCTTGCGGATTGGTATAGAGAATAAATTCCCTCAAGTAAGAAAAACTGTTGAAGACCTTGTGGACATGGTTCAGATTCCCGACCAAGAAACTAATTTTGCTTTTACGGGTTCGGCTGATGAAATTAACAGCAGCTTCAGAACACCTACAAATGAAGGTGATGAGATTCTTGGTGTAACTGACATGGTAGATGCATTTGTAAAAGCTCTTGATAAATATGGTCTTATGGTAGAAGTAGACCATAGAGAACTTGGCAGAGTTGTAAGAAGAGAGGCATTGGCATGAACTTCTATTATGAAAACTCAAACGGAAGAAAGATTGATTTGAACAAGCCCCCGTTTTTGGGGGTCTTGTCAAACAATCTTTTTGAATTTGAATGGAATTATGTAACACAAGGACAGGCGATTCAGAAGATTGTTAAGTTTGATAAATTCATGAAGCAAAAGAAATTCAAAGTGCTGATATCGGGTGATTCAGACCATGCATATTTAGGCAATTTGGAGCTTTTTCTGCAATTAACAGATATGGATATCAATAATTTGCAAATGGGTAAATTATGGATTGATGATTATTATTTGGAGGGATACATTTTTGCTTCTGCAAAACCTAAAAGGTATCTGAACACGACAAAGACAATGATTGAGTGTTCGTTGATTTGTGAAAATGGTAATTGGCAATCAGAAGAACTTTATCGTTTCAGGGCAAATTATGATGATAGTGAAAATCATAATGATTATACAGGTTATGGCATTACATATCCTTATGACTATAACTATGATTATGCTGCTCCATTTAGCATTAACACGATAGTGAATGAATCATATCTTGACACAGATTTTGAGATTACATTTTATGGACCATGGGTAATAGATACATCATTACAAGATCCTAAAGGCCCTAATATTACAATCGGTGGAAATGAATATGAAGTAAAGAAGAACCTGGATGCAAATGATTACATAAAAATCAATTCAAAGAAAAAAACTGCGACTCTATACCATTATAGTGGATCAACTCAAAAGCTGACAGTAGAGAATGTTTTTGCATATCGTAATAAGGATAATAACTTATTCGAGAAGATAAAATGGGGTGGTAACGCAGTAATAAAACCCAATAATCTGGCTGTTGACGTGCTGTTATTCTATGAACGTTCAGAACCTAAATTTACAGAGGCAAAGTGGACATGAGTAAAAATGATATCATCATGATTTACACAAATGCAGAAAGAAAAGACTTAGGAGTATTGCAGGATTATTCTTTTGATATGTGCTATGGGGATTCAGAGAATACTTTTGAATGTCGCATACAAAAGTATAATTCTGCAATTGCAAATGATGGTGAAAAAATAGCTGAAAACTCTCTTTTGTATATTGAGTTTACAGAGTATGGCGGAATAATAGATAAAATACAGGTTGACACGAAAAAATCACAGATCACCTTATCGGGTAGGTCTTGGCATGGCTTTTTAAATTCTTTTGTTATAGAGCCTTCAAAAGGGCAGGCATATAAAACATATCAAGGAGAGGCCAATGCCGTTATCGCTCAGATCATTACTGACATAGGAATGAATGATTGGTTCGAGGTAAGCAGTGAAAATAGCGGCATTACAATCCCTTTTACCAGGGTACGTTATGAAAAAGCCTATGATTGCATTATGTCTAAGCTTATAGCCGAAGATGCCAAGCTGATAATGTGGTATCAGAACAGAGATAGTGGATTAGGGAAGGTGTATTTGAAAGCCGTGTCACGAGTAAATACGGGAGCATTTGAAGATTTTGATACATCACAGACACCATTTGTCGCCGGGAAGACTTATAACCAAATCAATGATCTGATTTGTTTGGGCCAGGGAAATGAAGAAAAGAGAGCAGTTATCCATTTATATGCAGACGCTAATGGAGGGATATTGCCTTATCGCAGGAAAAATGCCTTACAGGACAGCGATTATTATACTGATCTTGATGCGCTTTCACGTTCTACAAATCCTGAGGATATTGCCAATTATCAGATTATATCAGAAAGAAGATTGACGGGTGCCAGAAGATATTCATGGGTATATGACTACCCAAGTGCAGAGGTCACCACAAACTATATCAAGCTGACAACAAAGCCAAGTAATTGGGAAAAAGTGTATACAAACTATTATTATCGTGATGCATCTCGAAGCGATAAGCCTTATGTCCAATTTAAACAGGAAATTAAAGAGAGTTATAACTTATTATATTCTCAGCCAGATAATTGGGCAAGTAATTACAAGGATTACTATAAAAAAGAGCATATTGCAGATACATCATTAAAAAAAGTAGAAGATGCTTCAGAACAACAAGGAGCAACAATAGTATATCGTCCTAATACTGCATACGATGGTTATGAGGGCTTAAAGACAGTAGACCCGAACAGGTGGACAAATTACTTTGAATCAGAAAACAGTTTGGGTACTGATGATTATTATGTAAAAGTTCCTCAAATGAGTTCATATACATTCAAAAAAGCAGAAGCAGTGCAAGTAGAAACGTATGAACAGTATACATCAGATGATCCGCCATTTGATTGGGAGACAAACTACAAAAATTATTATTATTGCGATAGTACAGTAGTTCCCGAGGTTTATGTCCCAATGCCGGGTGAGATAAAAGACACTTATGAGCTGCTAACTTCTGAGCCTACTGGGTGGACGCGGGATTATGGAAACTATTATTTTAAAGCGACTGATGAAGGAATAGAACCCGGCAGAGGTATTAGATATAAATACCTTAAAGGAGATTATATTACTGTGTCGCTTGGAATATCCGATGGCATGATTAGCGCAACACATAAAGATAAAAGCGGCAGAGTATACAATTGGCCCAAGTGGAAAAAGAAAACATTTTACATTAAGAAAAGTATAGAAACACCTCCAAAGTTTGACCATTGGTATTGGATTCATGTAACTCCCGATACTCCTGCCATTCCGGTATCTATGCCATATTATAAAGTTACTACTGCAAAGGCTCCTGTTTTTGAAGAGGGGAAATATTACCAAAAATATGTTGAGACAATACCTCAATGGAGACCGCAGACAGAACGCTATGAGCAGATAGATGGAGTGTGGACACTTGTTGAGGATTTCGGTGGTTATTACGAAAAGGTAAAAAATGAAATAATTCCGAAGTTTGAAAAACAGGATGTATATTATGCAGTCCAGGACAGGTACGCAATTCTTTGTAGTGACGCAGAGAAAAAGCTGGCAGAACTGGCAGACAAAGATACTCTTGATATTACCTTGGAGCTCGAATCAAATTATGACGTAGGCGATATCATAGGTGGTGTCGATGAAGATACAGGCATTGACGTAACAAAGCAAATCTTGAGAAAAATAATCAAGATAAAGAAGGACATTCTTTCAGTTGATTATGAGGTAGATTAAATGAGCGATATACCGATTGATGAAAACATAGTTATAAGAGGTGATGCACGATATCTGCCCAAAAATGCAGGGTCAGCGGGTGATATTTCAAAGGCATATAAAGAAGATGATCCGGTAGAAACAGACCTGGCAGATGGGGACTATGTGCCTTTTTATGACACGTCCGCAAAGGCTAAAAAGAAATCGCTTTGGTCGAATATTGTAAGCAAAATAAAAACCGCTATTTGGAAAGCCAACACGTCAACATCTGAAGGCTATGTAGCAAGTGGAAGTGGACAGGCAAACAAAGTATGGAAAACAGATGATAATGGAAACCCATCTTGGAAAGATGATGCCAATACAACTTATTCAGTTGTTTCGAAAACTGCTGATGGTCTTGCACCACAATTACCAAATGAAACTACAACTACAAAATATCTACGACAAGACGGTAGTTGGCAGATTCCACCTGATAATAATACATGGAAAGCCAACACATCAAGTTCAGAGGGGTATGTTGCAAGTGGTAACGGACAGGCAGACAAAGTATGGAAAACAGATGCAAGCGGAAATCCGGCGTGGAGAGATGATACCGCAAATAAAAAAGACCTTACGAATATCACAGCTACAGGCACAAAAAATACAACAGGTTCACAAATAACAAGCGGTACATACTTTTATTTGAATGGCACTTTGGTAAAGGCAAAATCTAACATTGCGACCAATGCAACATTTACTTTGAATACAAATTACGAAATTGTAACTGCGGGAGGTCTTAATAATCTTGGTTCGCAAGTTAGCAATTTAACTTCGCAAATTGGGAGCCTGTCAAATAAAGTTACTGCTAGAACTCTTCTTGGCAATTTCACCCCTCAAGCTAACAAGAATTATACTTTATCTCAATCTGTTAGAAACTTCCGCTATGTGGACATTATTTTTGCACGTGCGACTATAGGAGGAAATTTCATCAATCGAATTATGGCAACAGATGGTCTTCAAATAGGGACCATCCAGACTATCGCATTCTCTGTTTATAATAGCGCCAATTATAACTTCTATGCTGAATGCGGTTTCGTGTCTGATACAGTGTTTAACATTGCTACTTATAGAGAAGTTGGATGGGACATTGGAATTCTGTATATAGTAGGAATTTTGTAAGATTGTTAAATAACTACTAGCGTCCAAATATTTGGAACGCGGTATTATTTAGCCCACTAACTTCATAGGTGTTAACATTTTGACTAATCTTAAGGAGGATTAAAAAATGAAGTACGCAGTAATCTCCGTAATCAATGGAAATTACAAAATTGAGGCAGAAGGATTTAACTCGCTTGATAGTGCAAAGGTGTTTTTCGCAGGAAAATGGCAGACTTTGTTAAACGCACCCGATGTTATCACTGCCGAAATTGCAATCGTTGATGAAAATCTTGATTGTGTAGAAAATTATAAAGAATTTATTTCGCATGAAGTGCAGGATGAACAAATAGGAGACTAATAATTAAAAGTGCAAAGGAGGATGATTTATGGAAATCGTAACAGGTAGCACAGGTCAAGTTCATGTAACACCCATTGATGATGCAGTGAGAAATAGTAATATAGGATATCTGAGTGACAAGGTTGTGTTCACTTATCTCAGAAATTTTGAGGCAATATCCTATGTGAATAATGAAATTCGTGTGTTCAGTGGTTATGGGATGAACCAGGGCAGGCTATTCAAAATTGATGATTCTGAGTGGGATTCTGTCACTGTAGAAAATGGAGCACAGGGATATAAGAGAGCAGATCTTATCGTTGCGAGATATCACATGGATACTCAGACAGGGTTCGAAACAATAACCCTGGAAGTGATCAAAGGGACAGCAGGAAGTTCCTATGTTGATCCGACCTATACAACAGGTGATATTAACGCAGGAGATGATGATGATTTCCCCCTTTATCGTGTACGTATTAACGGATTAAATATTGAGGGATTAGACCGACTATTTACACCTGTTCCTGATGGCGGCAGGCTGGGAGAGATTGAAGAGAAAGTCAATGCTCATAAAACTGCATTCGATGCATTGAATATAAAAACCAACCTTGCATCAGAAAGCAATGTATTTCTTAAAGATGGAGCAAATGCAAGACCTGGTGTCGAGGGTATTCTTCCTGCAAACCACGGCGGAACAGGAAAGGCTACTTTGAAGGATGGTGCAACAGATTTAATTGGTGCACTTGATACTAATGCATTGGCACCGTCAAATGCTGATTATTATGTCGGTACTACATCCAACACTCAAGGATTTCAGAGAAAACCTTTAAGTGCACTTTGGTCATGGATTTCAGCCAAACTTGGCACTATGGGTTATGGTGATATGACAAAAGGTGATTTTTGTGATAATCCCGATTCGGAGATACCTACAATAAAACAAAGCAGAGGTGGAACAGGCTCAAGGGATGGTTCAATTAATGGTGTCAAACTTGGCAAAAATGGCACTACTATGGGCTATTATGATGCAAACAACCAATTCAGGTCTTTTAGACAACCCACGGGAAATGCGACAGCCGCTCAGGTTCTTAGTGGGTACACATTTGCAAATGCAGACAGTGATTCACTGAGCGGAAACATTATAAATCGTGGCGAAGGTCAATGGGCAGGAAATGTAGCGCAGTATGGTTCATACATCACATTTCAAAAGATTCCATCGGGGTACTATCCGCCTAGTACAAACGAATGGGCTCCCGAGATTAGAGCACCAAAAACGGAATTTGGTACCGCCGCAACGTCCCATGTGCTAAGTGGACAGAGCTTTACTTCTCAGAACGGGCTCAAAATAAATGGGGCCATGGCAAATTACAGCGGCTCAAATAGACGAACGGTAACCCCAAGCGGTGGAACAGGCAATGAGCAACTATCTTTGTCGGCAGGTTATCACGATTCTATCATTGTGAATAGAACGAACCCTTATAATGCAGGGTATAATGCAGGACAAAGTATCACATGGACGGAATGGTTGTACGCAAATGCAGCTGGAAGTGGTCAAAATAAATATGGAGCCATTTTAGGATTGCCTTACAAAAATGTTGTAAAAATCAAAAATGTATCAAGTTGGCCAATAATCATTACTTACAAAACTTCAAGTGGCATGAAAACACAAACCTTAGCCGCCAATGCAGAAATGACTCCACCAACAGGAGCTATTACGGATGAAAATTGGCATTCGTATTGGACTGCATCTTACGACCGAACATCAGAAGCTTATTTTTCGGCTGTTTATGTATTAGTTACTTTCCAAACAAAAGTATTAAGATAAGCAACAGGCCCTTGGAGCTTTGCGGAGCGTCCATGAAAGCTCGATAATCCTTCGGGAATTAATGAGAAAGGTATGTTATAATTAAGGCATAAAAAAGACTTGAGCTATCACTGTGGAGGTGGTGGCTCAAATTTTTTTTAGGAGGAAAAGACCCATGCCTATTGAAATCACTCAGGTTTTATCACTTCTGTCTTTCCTTGTTGCCGCAGTAGCTCTTAGTCGGAATCTGAAAGGCGATGTAAAGAATGATGCTGGTCAGCAAACAGAAATCATAATCAAACTTGAAACTATCAATGAGAATGTTAAGGAGATAAAGACAGACATTAAGGATGTAAAGAATGATATAGAAAAAATGAAGGAACGTCTTGTCATTGTGGAGCAATCCTGTAAGTCAGCTCATAAAAGGATTGACACGCTCCACGATGAGAGGGAATCAATAGAGTAGGAGGATAGACCATGAAACAGATTAGAGATAATACAACGCAATGGATCAAGGCAGCAGCTATCAGGGCAATCAAAACATTTGCACAGACCATGATCGCAACAATCGGAACATCAGCAGTAATCGAAAGCGTAAATTGGCAGATTGTTCTTTCTGCCTCGCTGCTTGCTTCACTGTTGTCCATCCTGACATCTATTGCCGGACTTCCGGAAGTGGAGGATTTCTAATGAGCGTTATGATAGCGCATGCCTCTATTGATGAGCGTGGAAAAATAAGTGGCGGACAGGCAGGTGACCAGACCGGAAGAGAGGTCTGCATCAGAGCCTGGTATAATAAGCCTTGGGGCTGCGTGATAAGATTCAGAGACCCTGCTATGGCAGAGAAGGTTGCCGCTTGCATGGAGTGGGCTGCAGATAATATGTATATTGGATATGATCAGAATCAGCGAAATACTCTTCTGACTAAGGCCCGTAAATATAACTATGATGTTTCAAAGGTAAAGGAGCCATGCGAGACAGATTGTTCTGCGCTGGTATCGGTGGCCTGTATGTATGCCGGGATTCCTGAAAGTGCTTTGACGCTACATGGAAACTGTGCGCATACAAGAAACTTGAGGCAGATGCTAAAGGCCACAGGTGAGGTTGAAATATTCTCGACAATCCCTTATGTAGCAAGAACGGACAAATTGAAAAGAGGAGACATCCTATTGAAAGAGGGCAGCCATGTTGCGGTTGTGGTAAACACAGAAGAACCGGAGAGCAAGAGCCTTGATGAGATGGCAAGAGAAGTCATTGCTGGGAAGTGGGGAGCCGGAGCTGTCAGGATGAACAGACTCAGGGCAGCAGGCTATAATCCACAGATGGTACAGGCCCGTGTAAATGAGATGCTAAAGGGCAAGTAACATGGTATACTAGAGGTGCGGAGGATAATATATGGATAATATAGAATCAAAAGTACCCGAAACAGTATCATATTATGATCATCAGGAGCAACTTGCGAGAGAGGAGAGACACACCAACAGATGGAGAATATTTGCATGGGTGCTGTTTGCCTCGCTGATTATTTCTAATTTTGCCTGGATCTTATATGAGAGCAGCTATCAGGATGTTGTTGTGACTGAAAACACGCAGGATGGTGAAGGCACAAACATCATCGGAGGCGGAGATATAAACTATGGGGCAGAGGCAAAGGACAACTAAAACAAGAGTCAAAAAGAATGGCAGCGCCAATAAGAGCGGATATATGCAGTGCAATATCTGCAGAGGGACTGGCATTGTCAAAAAGCCAAAGAGAAAGAGCAGATGAGAGAACTATCGAGATCACAGATTGAGCACCTTATTGATGAGTGGATATTCTCTGAGCGTGACAGAGCAATAGTGAAGCGCAGGCTTCTTGATGGCATCTGCTATGAGCCTCTGGCAGAGGAGTTCGACCTGTCAATAAAGCAAATAAAAAGAATTGTATACAAGGCGCAGGACACTATCTACCGCCATGTATAAGCGACCCATAAAAGACACGAAAGAGACCCTTTGAGGACATTCCTCAGAGGGTTTTTTATTTTTACAATATTAATATGAAAAAACCCAAAGAACAAAACTACATAACAAGGCTGATCTGTTGTGGCTTTTCATGGCGATGTGCTCTGAAGGTTTATAAATACTATAAATTGCGGAATGACATGGCAGGGTTAGATTGGTATGTGGTTCTTTTAGAAAGGCTCAATTATGTGGATGGAATACAACCCAAACCCTGTGTCAAATAACGTGGAGGATTGTGCTGTTCGTGCTGTAAGTGTGGCGCTTGGCATAAGTTGGGATGATGCCTTTGATATGATTGCCAGGAACGCAAAGCAGATGGGAGTCATGATGCATAATAATAACGCATGGGGTAGTGTCTTAAGACAGAACGGATTTTACAGAGCAATCATCCCTAATACCTGTCCGGATTGCTATACTGCGGAAGATTTCTGCAGAGACCATCCAAGGGGCATTTATGTGCTTGGATTCGGAACGCACACCGCAACTGTGATTGATGGGAACATAATCGACAGCTGGGATTCCTCAGAGGAATTACCGCACTATTTCTGGTATAAGAAGGAGTATTGATCATGGCATATAATAATGGATTTCCTATGGGTTATGGGCAGATGTATCCGCAGATGCCTCAGCCGACAACGCAGAGGTATGGAGGGCTGACATGGGTCCAAGGTGAAGCTGGGGCAAAGAGCTATTTGGTGGCTCCCAATACTACAGTGGACCTTTGGGATTCGGAGGCTCAGGTTATTTATTTGAAATCTGCAGATGCCTCTGGAATGCCATCGATGAAGGTGCTGGACTATACCATCCGACAGAGTGCAAATCTGCCTCAAAAAGCACCTATAAATGATAAGGTGGCAGAGTATGTCACCAAGGAGGAATTAGACTCATTTAAGGCGGAAATATCAAAGCAAATTGAAGCTGTAAAGGAGAGCATGGGAGTATGAATCAGAACAATTTCATGACAAGGTTTAATCAGTTCAAGCAGATGTTTTCCGGTGACCCAAGGCAGCAGATTCAGCAGCTCATGAACTCCGGGAAGATATCACAAGCGCAGTATGATCATGCGGTTCAGCAAGCGAATCAGCTTTATAAATCCTTAAAAGAAATGTTTTAACTTGGTAAATTGCACATTTTGTGCAAATCGGATCATTAAAAAGAGAAAAAATCGTTATTAGGCCAAGTGCGCACAGGCTTGATATACGGGTGGCACATTTAGCGAGTGTCACTCCTAACCTACAAAAATTATAGGAGGTAAAAAGATGGCTTTAACAGATGAAAGCGGAATGAATACCACGATGCTGGTAAGTCCCACAGGGAATAATGGTGGCGGCTTTGGCGGCTTTGGTAATGATGGCGGCTGGTGGATTCTGCTCCTTTTCCTGCTCATAGGTGGTAATGGATGGGGCGGAGGCTTTGGCGGTGGTTTTGATGGTGGTCTTTATCCATGGATGAATCA